TTTGAAAGGATTGGTTTTATCCTTAGTAAATCTACAAAAGCAATTAAGCCTATCCCATGTGGCTGGTTTAAGTAAGTTAGCTTTATCATTAGCATCATCCAAGCCATCAGCATATACTACCATGCCTTTCATAATACCATTAATTCCATTGTTAAATACGATCCATTGTTCCATAAGTCTATTGTTTTTGTTTACTGATACGGCTAATCTATAAAATAGTTTTATAAATACCTAAAATTTCTTCCTTAAATGTAAAATTCTTATTGCTAAACGCACAAAGAATGGCCAATGATAATACTTTTTTCCTTTAAGTATTGCCATCATTAAAGCTGGTTTATCAGTAGTAATAGACTTAATCAATATCCTCAGCTGAATCATCATCACCCAATTTTGAAAGTTTCTCCAGCTGTTCTAATGTTAGCCCTTCAAATGGATTAGTAAATGATCCACCATTGTTAGTGATATCTTTAGTTTCTATATATCCTCTCTTTCTTCCTTTTGTCTTTAAGTAGAATATTGTGGATGTTGGAATCTTATCTTTTATCTGCTCATGCAAGGATGATTCAGCAAAATCCAATGCAACATTCTCAATATCTTGTACTTGCTGGGCAAACTCTTCATCTTCCTTTAGCCATGTGTAGTATTGAGTCCTTCCAACACCTGCCATTTTACAAGCCTTAGTAACAACACCAAGCGTTTTCTCCAACGCCTCTAGCATTGCTTTTTTATGATGTTCGGTTCTGTTTGCCATTTTCAATATTTACTAATACGTAATATTCCTTCAATCTGTTTAGGAATCTCTTGTAAAATTGCCTCATTTCAGCCCCTAAAAATATAAATTCTTGATAGCTTTTATCAGTAAATATAGCAATAAGTCCTCTATCTATCCTAATACCTTGCTCAAGCAATGCACCATAGTAAGCCCCTATTTGTAACTTATAATCTTCAATGTACTCTAATTTCTTTGGTTTAGAGGCCGTTTTAAAGTCATTGATGTAAGTAATACCATTTCTAACCAGTATTGCATCATAACGGCCCTCATAGCAGTATTTCTCTGATATTACTTGCTGTTCTGTGCTTTGGATGGTGTAAGGCTCTAAGAAGTCATCCAAAAGAGGATTATTAGAATGGTTTTGGTCTGCGTATAATTGGACATTATGGTCTAATAATCTACCTCTCTTGAATGCTTCTTGAATAATCCTATCAGCTTCGGCATCACCAACAGATGCCCTCCATGCTTCTAAGCCTTTCTTATCCTTAGTTTTATCCAGTATTTTAGTTACTGATGGGTACATCTACAATTGAATCTTTTTCTTCTTGTGTTAATACTTCCAACAGATAGCCGTATCTAACTGATTCATACTCATTAACTGGCAAACAAAGCTGATCTTCATAAATATAAGCATCATCTACTCTTGCCCAACAATCAGCAGAGTATTTAAACCCATCCACTCCAATTTTTGAAATCATATGTAGATGAATTCTCTCTTGTAATTCATTGAATCCAGCTGTATCTTCTTGTGTAAATAATATTGCTTTCATATTAGTAAATTAAGTATTTATCATTCAACCAATCAGAAACTTGTGCAACTTGTGTAGCATCGTGTACATCAGTATAAAATAATACATTACCAGCGTGTATTGCATATGTGCTATTTGCAAATAACTTAGCTATTGTATAGCTTAATGGTCTTGTGGAATAATAAGAAGCATTTACATCTTCAGAAACATAAGAACCATTAATGTATAACTTAAACTCACCATTTGATGGTTCATTAGTTATTGTTAGCATTTTAAGATCAGTATTATTAGAATAAGCACAATTTCTTGCAGAACCATTATTAGACCTTATTGATGTTTTTGTACTCCAAAATTCTGGTCTTGGATATGTTGAAGCACCTTTAAACCAATTATAAATAGTTGATGTGCTTGTTTGTTGAAATACAAAATACCAAGTCCAATTTGTTGTATTAGTATAATCTAAAACACTTGTTAATTCTAAAAAATCATTTTTAGATTCAATTGAAGCATTACCGTTACCTAAAATTGAAGTTCTATAAATTGGCTGATAAATTGCAGTAGATTGGCTCAATGTATTAGAATTACCACTTTGATCATTAAACTGCCTAATATTATCTCCATCTTCTGCTAATGTTGTACCAGCATCAGAATAAGCCTCTACATCTGGATTCAAATAAATGCTTAAATTATCTGTAATTGGAGGATTATCTCCACCTCCACCACCAGAGGCAACTGGCTCACTAGCAATAATGCTAATACCACCACCAGCTGGAGTACCTACACTTAAAATTCTATCTCCCTTAATCATATTACAATAGTTCTCTTGCTACAATCTTACCAGCTACTCCAGATTCTGCTATTACTCTGATTTCTTCAGTAGTAGCAATATAAGCTGATGCCTCTGATATAATTAATGAATCATCTGCCTCAGTAGCATCTCCACTTCCAAAAGAAATGTAAGCCTTTTTATCAGATAAATTAGAAATCCATACTCCTTTTCTATCTGGATTAGCTGCTACTAACTGCTGTGAAGAATTAGATGCTGTTACAGAAGATTTAGAAGATGATGTAGATACATCTGTTAAATGATCACCAGTAGCTTCTTGATAGAACCTCTCAAAATCTGCTTGGCTGTAAACTGATCCAGATTCATCTTGAATTTCAGCTATTGGCTGATTCCTATATTCAGCTTGGCTTCCTAATGTAATGTAATAAGAAGTATCTGCCAATGCACCCTTCTTAACATAAACCTTAGAGGCATGTTCCTCATGATATAATGATGTAGCTGAATCTTCAATGATGCAGTAATTCCCTTTTCTGTAAAACTTAATGTTTGCCATTTCTATTTATTTTGTGATAATATTAATTCCAATCTGTTTCTCTGTATATCTGCTTTCTTAATGTACTTTGTGGCATCTGTTAAATAGCTTTGTATGATAGCCACATAATAACTCCAAGATTCAAAGAATGGTACATCATTCTTATTCTCTAAAATGAATACATAATCTCCATAGATATACTCTCCTCTTTTTACGGTAACTCCTCCCTTATTGTTCATAAATTCTGTAAGGCTTGATAAGTTTTTAAGCATTGGTAATGTTGTTTATTAGTGTTTTAAAATCTTCCTTAGTTCTTATTATGTGATATTCAAAGCCATGATTCAGTAATTGGACCATCCAATTCTTCTGTACTTCTTGCTGTTTTCCCTTTGGTGTTTTCATCTCAATAAAGAATGCTCTACCCTTAAAATAAAAGGTAAAATCAGCCCTTCCTGGCTGTACTCCCATAGCTTTATTCTTATTGCCTTGAATAGCATTAGCAGAATTATTCAAATTGTAGCAGAGTAAGCCTCTATATTCTGGAAATGTATTATGGAACCATGTATAGCATGATGCTTGTATTCTCTCTTCACTACTGGAAAACTTTGAATCTATTCTTGTTTGCATGGTTTAAGATACATAATTTTTAGAATATTAATTATTCATTTTTTAATTGTGTTTCTTTGAAACCTAATATCCAACCTTTTATAGTATTTGGTGAGCAACCAATTTCTCTTGCTATTCCTTTGTAAGATCCACCTTCTGCATACATCTCAACTGCCCTCATTACATTAGCATCAGTTTTTTTTATTTCATTATTTTTTATAGCAGCTTCCAAATCATCCAATGAAATACGTTTAAATCTTTCATCAAATGCTTCTAAACAAGCATCTGCATACATAATACAATAATCTTCATTAGTTTTCTCTCTTGAGGCTGCCATAAAAGCATCTAACCATGCTTTTTTTCTTATTAAATCGTGTTCTTTTTGATAATCCATTATTGAAATACTTTAAATCTGTTCTTGTTTACATATTGAAATCCATCAGAATAACCCATCATTTTACAGAATTGTACTGCTTCAAATTTATTTGTCATTTGATGTAGCACCCAGAATGGATTAATCAATTTAGCTTTACACATTACTACCTTTTCTTCTAAACCTACCATTTTAGCTTCTTCTAATAAATCTGCTTTACTTAACTCTTTTAATTCAGCTATCTTTCTATTTTTAATATCTTCCTCTGTTTCCTTAAACTCATGGCCACAATATTTACATTCTTTTGCTGATGCTGGTAAAAAAGATTCACACATTGGGCATTCCTTAATTGGTGCTACTCCCTTTGCTTTCCTCTTCTTCTTTAAATCCCAAATACGTGGTGCTTCCCAGA